GAGTGCACCCCCGCCCCCACAACGCCCCAACCCACGGGCGACCAAGGCGTTTAGGGCGTGTACGGGTCTGGCCGGTGGGGTGTGTGAGTTTTGTGCCTTGTTCCGGTCACGAACCGGTGGCCTGCATCTCAGGTGGTTAGTTCTGCAAAAGTGTCCGCATGAGTGGGTTAGTGAGTCAGGCGACAAGGCTTGTTAAAACGACAAAAGCCCCCAACGTGTGTTGAGGGCATATTGTGTCGTCGCGTCGATTATAGCACAGTGCGTGACAAGTTAAGACAGGCGGTCTGCGAGCCAACAACCTATCTCTTCTACGGTCAACCTGTTCAACGCAATATCTTCCATGAAGTCACAAATCTCATCATCTTCCATATACTGCAAAAGAAATCCATTTTCTTCCAAGTAAACAACCCCGCATATCCAGGCAGTTCGCTTGTTTCCATCGAAGAATGGGTGTGCATTCACCAAATGCTCAATAAGCATAGCAGCCTGCTTAAGCGGCGACTCTACAAGATATTTACCGTTCCATGTTTGCAAAGGGGCGGCGAGAGCGCTCTCAAGCTTCGTTCTTTCCAAAACATTGAACTTTGTTTTTATAAGATCACTGTTCAGCGAAATCACCGACTCTACATCTAAGCAGTACTCGTTCATCGGCTAGCGAGAAGTTCTAGTGCAGACTCCCACCTAATGACAGCTCCTCGCATCCGCTCTTGAATTTCAGATGCAGACGCCGCCTTCTTTAGTCTAGGTCGATGAGGAATCTTGCCCCCCTTCATTTCCTGCACCGCATAGAACCGCCGCATGGTCGACTGTGAAAGTGGATTTCGGCTAGGAGCTCCCTCTGAAACGCCTTGTCGCGCTTCGGCCCAAGGTTGCTCAGAATGTGTCAAAGCAATTAGCTCATCCTTATTGAGATCCCCATAAAATTCGAGCACAGCGTCGATAATGGCTTTGTCATCTTCAGAAAGATTTGAAACCTTCGCGGATGGCAATATTGCCGACATTGGGCCCGAGCGATGATAACGGTTCTCGGCATGTAGATTCGGCTCGACTGGACCATCGGTCCATGCCTGAAACTCTTCGGCTACCATCGGCTTGCCGAACCAGCCAAGGCTCCACGCCTGCGAGTAGTAAGTGAGCTTGGCTAACCTCCATGCGTCAATCCAGCCCTTTTTGTCGTAGATGTACTGCGCAACGTCGATTGTGGTTGCCATAGCTCCTCCTTTCGCTAACGCTGTGCCTATTGCCATTATTCATGACATTCACATTTGTAGCACTATTGACGCTCCGGCAATCCCTTTGCTTCCTCTCGCAATCCAACTGCTTCGAGCACTTCGCGCAGGTTAAGGACGTTCTTTCCCAGAGGAGAGCGCTTTGCAGAAATCACCCCTCTCTCTACCCACTTTCTTAGCAGTTCGGGGCTTGCATTGTACCCCTGTTGTCTCAGTTTGTAGCAGATGGTTCGTGCTGCGGGCCAGGTTTATTGTGGGTCTCTTAGGAAAGGCAGTGGCCCCGCTGGTTGGGCGGGGTTTTGGGGTGTTTCTGCGTCGGTTGGTGGGATTATGCTTCCTCCCATTCCCCTATCCAGCGGCGGTGTGTGGGGTCTCCGTCGAAGTGGTACACGTTGGTCATGCCTTTGTAGTTGCCTAGGTATTCGGCTTCTTCCCATTCCCCTGCTGGTGGTTGGCCGTCCGGCATCCAGGCGCGAGGTAAGTTAAAGCATAGGGTGATGTTTTCGTTTTCGGCCTCGAAGCGCCCATATCCTGGCTCGAACAGCATTGATACAGGGGCGCCGGCTTGTGTCTTTTCGTATATCGCTCGTTCCTTACCCACTGGGGTTTCATAGACGCACCACATTCCTATGCAGTTGGCGCGTTCTTCTTCGGTCATGTCTGCCAGTGTTCTCATTCTTCCTTCGCGTGGTCGGCTGCTGCGAGTAGGGCGTGGGCGAGGTTGCGGGCTTGGTTGGTGGTCATTGATTTTCCCCAGCCGTGGCTGTCTGTTATCCAGACTTTCTTGATGAATGCGGATACCCATTTATCAGGAAGCTCTGGAACTTCCCATGCTGGTTTATGTACGTCTATAGGTGGATTAGGGTGCGGGAGTACTCGCTCGGGCGCGAGCAGTCCTGCTTCGTGGAGGCTGCGGGCAATGTCACGTCCTAGCCCCTCGTGGTTGAGGAAAGCGTCCTCGAATAGGCCACTAATTACTTCTGCTGCTTGGTCTTGGTTACTCATTGGTTTCTCCTAAGATGTAGTCAGTGTTCTGAACCGCGTGGTTGGCCAGGGTTCGCTCCGCAACCATTCGCTTGGGGTCGTCGGCTACAGATAGCCAGGCCTTTCGCATAGAGGCGAGTTGTTTCCGCATCCATAGGACTTCTCCCGCGAGTTGTGGGGCGTGGGCTGCGAGGTGTGCGTTTTGGCCGTGCATGATTCCTAGATACTCCCCATTGGCGCTTCTTATTTGGCGTGACATGTCCGGGCGGGGCGCTCCATCGGGATACGTTTCTATCACTGTCCATGGCCCTGGCGTGGCTTTCTCTAGCAGGCATTTCAGGTGGGTGGTGGTGAGGTTATTCATTGGTGTCACCTAGGACGATTTCTTTGAGGTAGCTGGCGATGATTGCGGGGTTTTGCTGCTCGTTATTTGATGCTTTGGTTTCCATAGCCAGAATTAGGCCTTTAACCTGCTCGCGTAGGCGGATTACTTCCTGTGCGAGTTCTGGGGCGTGGGCTGCGAGGTTTACGTCGTGGTCGTTCCTGTTCCAATCGACTGCTTGGTCTGTGTTCCATAGCACTTCTCCGTGCTCGCTGGTAATACAATCGGAGTCTCTTGCTTCCCACGGGCCGGGTGTGGCTTGGTCGAGTAGGTGTTTCAGGTGTGTGGTGGTGGGGTTAGGCATTGTACTGCTTCCATTCGTATCCGAGGTTGGTTTTAGTGATTTCTAGGGCACCCATTAGTTCTTCTGCTGTGCAGGCTGCGTCGCTTTCTAAAGCGTCGGCAATAATCAACGTGTCTCGCTGAATTTCCTTTCCGTCCAAGGAGCCGTGGCCCCTTCGCGCCGCTTCAGCGTAGGCGTAGAGCGCCTGGATTACTGCCTGTACATTGTCTTGATTCATTCCTGTATCTCGGTGAGTGTGTAGCGCTTGCCGGTCGGGGTGAGGTGCTCGGGCCTTTGGTAAATGAGATAGGATTTTATTGTGCCCTTGAGGATAGCTTGGATGTTTCCAGTTTCTTTTGATTGTTGAAGCATGATTACCGAGCTGCACGATTCGTCTTCTGCTTCCGCAAGAAAGTGCTCATCGTCGTTCCATTCGATTTCGGCCATTGTGGGGTGTGGCTTGGGTGGTAAGGCTTTGAGGATTAGCCATTTCAGAGCGTTCACGGGTGTCTTCACACCCGTTTCCCTACACAGGGTGTCTAGCGCTTCGTGCGCCGCGATGATTTCTTGGTGGGTTGGGTTAGTCATGGTGTACTTCCTTTACTTGGTCTCCTAGTGTTGTATGATTGGTTGTACGCACACCACACCTTCTCGCAATGAAAATTGTGATGGTGTGGTTTTCTCATTCCTGTACCTCCGTGGGGGTGTAGCGGCGACCGGTTGGGGTGAGGTCTTCGCTGGGGACTCCTATTACTACGTCCCCTGCGTTTGGTGGTTGGATGCATCTAATGAAGTCCCTGTTTTGGGATAGCATTACGACCTTGACGCCGCTTTCTGATTCTGCTTCTGCGAGGTAGTGCTTTTTATCGTCCCATTCGATTTCGGCCATTGTGGGGTGTGGCTTGGGAGGGAGGGCTGCGCGAACAGCTAGGTGTAGATCGTTAATCTCTTTATGCTCCTCGACCCTAACAGGGGTGAACTCCTCGGCCAGGCGGGCGAGCGTGGTCACCGCCGTGTATGCGTCGATGATTTCTTGGCGGGTGGGGTTAGGCATTGGTGGTGTCCTTTGCTTGTTCTGCTAGGCGGCGGGTTTCTTCTTCGACTTCTGCCCATGTCCAGGCGTGGACGTGCTCCCCATGAAAGAAAGCTATTTTTGGGTTAGCGTGCTGGGCTTCGGGGTGGTGTCCGTCTCCGAGGTGGTTGGTGTCGAAGCCGATTACGCGGCCCTCGTGGTAGGTGATTCCGCCGTGAACTTCAATGTCAGGGTGCACTTCAATCATGTCGGGGGAATTAAGCCATGGGTGGTTTTCCGGCAACTCGATGTATCCGTTAATGGTGAACGGCCCCATCTGTGTCATGCAGTTGATGCCCCGGTGGGTGAAGTAGCGGGCGGTGTTGTTGGCGATGCAGTCGAAAGGGTTGGTCATTAGTCCTCCTCTATCCAGGTTTCGTCAATGTCTACGGTTTGCTTGTTGATGATTTCGCGTGTCCAGAGCTTGCGGTCACTCTCTAGAGCTGTTTTGATACTGAACTCGCGGCCCCAAGTTGTCCCCTTGTTCCACATGATGTGGCCCTTTTTGGTAATGTTTCCGTCCTTATCACGCTCGACTCCGATTCGTGCGCCGTACTCGATTTCCTTGTGTCCGATGTGGATAGGCTTGGGGATTCGGTCGAGGTCACGGTCACGCATAGTTATTAGTGGCTTGCACCATTCCTCCCACTTGTCGGCTTCATCTTTGCCGAGCTGGGGAACGAGGTCAGCGTTGCCTCCGTACATGTGCGGGTCGCGTACGCGGACGATGCCGTCTTTGACGCCCTGGACTACGTAGTCCACTAAATCGTCTTGGTAGTAGGGGTGGGCGGTGCGTAGGCGACGCTCCGCTTCCTTAGGGTCGCTGGTAGCAAATTCAATAATCATTGGTGCTCCTTGTTTTGGGTGAGGGTTACTGGTTGTTCGGGGTTGATGTTGGCGAGGTCTTTTGCGGGGAGGACGAGGGTTAATACGACCGATGTGTTGAGTGGTCGTATGGGTTGCCCGTCGAGTGTGCAGTCCCAGCCTTCGCTGTCGTAGTGGACTTGGGTGATTCGTGCGGTGGTCATGGTTTACCTGTCTGCCCATAGGTCGTAGGCGCGGTCTTTCCAGGAGTCGTCTTCTTGTTCTTCTAGTTCGTCTGGGTTGGGTTCGTTGGTGTCATCAAAGGGCCAGGGGTAGATCATTGGTTGCCTTTCCATGTGATGGTGATGTGGGCGCCGGTCCAGCCTTGTGGGTGGTATTGCTTGGTGATGTGCCATTGGGTGATGCGTGAGTCGTCTTTGATGACGCCGGCGTACTGCAATGCATCCCCCACGGCGCGGGCCAGCTTGTCGGCGTCGGGGGTTACGGCTGGTTCTGGGAACCTGGGGCGTTTGGGTTTGGGCATGAAAAAAGCCGCTGTGACCTGTATGGGTTCATCTAGCGGCTGGTCTGTGTAGCTGGTGCTTAGTTCTTGTATGAGTTTGTCGCGCCAGGGTTTGAGTTTCTTTGAGGATTCAATCATACGTCCATGACCGACGTAACGCTTTGAACCTTGGGGCGCTGGGATTCCTTCAACTTGGAAAGTGAGCGGGTTGGTGTTGATTCCCTCCGGTTTGCAGGTCTTGACCTCCGAAGCTGGGACAATAATCACGCGGCGTTCGCCGGATTGTTTGGCTGATTTTCGTGTTCTGCTCAAAATGGTGGTTCCTTTGGCTTCTGGCGAGTTGGTTTGTCGTTCTGGACTGATTGACCACGGGAGTCGTGTTTGTCGCTCTGTGGGGCTTTTAGGGGGTGTTTTGGGGTGGTTGTGTGTCTTCGTCTGGTGCGGGTAGGCGGTTTTTGTTGATTCCCCGTTTGAGGCGTTGGAAGAACTCCTCGGGTTGCATCTCCACCTCTGGGGGTTGTTGTTGGGCGCGGTGCCACCCTGCGCGGGCTATTTCCACCACGTCGAGGCCTTCGGGGTCTTGGGTGGTGTCAATGCCGGTCCAGTGTGGTGGTGGAACAACTTTGTGCATCTCAAACTCGTGCCCGTAGTTGTGTTTTGCGCGGATAACGCGGTGTTTCCACCTGTGGGCTTCGAGGATGTATTTCTTTGATTCGTCGCGTTCCCACTGCTTGATGACTTGTTTGGCGGCGTGGATGATGTCCCAGGGGCCGGCCATGGTGTCGGTGTGTGTGGTTGCTGCCCAGTAGCGGATCGCTTCGGGCCATACGTCTTCGGGCACGTTGATGGTTTCGAGAACATCTGCCCACACGTTGAGGACGATGGGGTCGTCTTTGGGGAACTTGTTGGGTGCGGCTGCGGACCCGTAGGCGATGATTTGGGATGCGAGCCGCATGTTTTCAGATTGGGGCATGGGGGTCTCCTAGAAGGGCGGTTCGAGTTGTTTCGTTCCGGTGGGTTGTGGCTTTTGTGCTTCTTGGGCTTCGAGTTCGCGTGCCATGCGTTCGCCTAGTTCGATGTAGCGCTGGGATTTGGATTTGGTTTCCGGTCCGCTGCTGGTGCTGGTGCTGGTGCGGGGGATGAGTTCGTCATCCCAGCCGTCTCTGTTGAGCCACGTGGTGGGCAGTGGGATGAATTGCTTGTCGGTGCCCTCGTGGTTGTGGAAGTCGGCGAAGCGTTGAGTCTTTGAGTTGAGTTCGTCGCGGCTTACGCGCTTAGTCGCACGGCGCCACTCATTGAGTGCTTTTCGTTTGCCTTGTTTGCGTGGGTAGAGGTTCCACCAATCCTCGAAAGCTTGCGGGTATGAGTTCACGGGTTCAGGTTCATTTGCTTGGTTTGAACCACCGCGTTCATCGTCAGATGAACATGTGTTTTTACCCTGTTCCCCTGTTCCCCTGTTCCCCTGTTCCCCTGTTCCAGGCGCGGGGGTCTCGCGAATGTCTCGCGAATGTGTCGCGAGGGTCTCGCGAATTTCAACGTTTTCGCTGGTAGGCAAGGGGTATCGTGGCTTGTTCGGCTTATCTATCCGTTGATGACGCTCCCAGTTCGTAATTGACAGATAATCCTTTGAACCATCTGAATATCTTTGAACTAAACCTTGTTCTGAAAGCCTCCCGATGCCTTCTGAAACCCTCGAGAGGGTCTCGCGAGGGTCTCGCGAAAGGTCATCGGCGAACAGTTCAGCAGCAATCACCGGCACCCGGTCAACCCCTACCCCGTTGTCATCTACGTATGACCACAAGCCAATAAAAAGAAGCCGGTCTTCTATGGTGAGGGCCGCTATATCTAGGCTCCTCCAGAACTCTGGCTTTATGCTTCTAATCCGCATCGTCTTCTCCTCCTTTCTCTATGGATTGGAATAGTTGGATGAGTGCGTCGAGGAAGTCTGGCCTGGCGCAGTAAAGGTCGCGTGATTCGAGGTAGGCGCGCATGTCCTGACGCTGCTTATGAGTGGGCATTTAGTCGCTGCTTCCTATTGCGTTGATGCCGCGTTGGGTGGTGCCGAGGGTGGGTACTTCTGCCCAGACGTTGAGGACGATGGGGACTACTACGAGTTGTGCGATGTAGTCGCCGGCTTTGATTCGTTGGCCGGTTGTGCCGGTGTTGTGGAGACTGATTTTGATGGGGCCGCGATATCCGCTATCTACGATGCCGGTGCCGTTACTCAGCACTAGGTGCTTCTTAATCCCGGTGGAGCTGCGTACAAACAACATGCCCACATGCCCCCGCGGCACAGCAACGTGCACGCCGGTATCGCCTACCCTGTGAGCACCAACAGGCACTGTCAGGTCATGTTTCAGGGCGAGGTCAATGCCGGCATCGTCTTTGTAGGCTTGGCGCGGCTGCGCGGCACCATCATCAAGCGAGTAATAAATCATGCGCCCCACCCCCAGCGGAGTACCTTGCGGGAGGTGCCGGACATTCCCTCGTTGGAGCGCTTATCATCAAACCTGTCCGCCCAATCGCCAAGCCCTCGCTTTGTATAAGGGGAATCACCATTGTTCGCCACGATGGTGCCTGCTGGCGCGTTCTCGTAGTCCTCAACGGTGCTTAGCACCTCCGGGTGCTCCGGCTCGTCTGTGACCTCCGCTAGACGGTAGGTCTTTCCGTTTGGCATGAGCCGGTAACGCGGGATATTCCCTTCATCTGTGATGATGTTCTCGGTGTGTTCGTCGTGCCACATCATCACTACCTCAAGGCCCTCGGGTGTGGTAGCTCCCGCCAAGTAGTGCTCCGGGCCCCATTCCACGTCTGCCATTGTTGGTGGGGTTGTGGTGGCTAGGATGTGCTCAGCGGCTGCGGTCAGCCCCGGGTCCCACTTCCAATCCGGTTGAGCCGTAATCCGCTCAGCCCACCTGCGGGCCAGGCGTTCAATGTCGTTGTTCATTGTTGGTTCCTTTCAGTGTCGTTGTTCGTCTTTTTCGAGGACGAATTTCGTCATGTCTGCCGCGTCGAAGTAGGCATCTCGGAATAGGCTGCTGCCTGCTGCGAGGGTTTCGAGGTCGAGTTTGAGTTGGCGAATATCGTCTATGAGGTGTTCGTAGAGGGTTTGGTATTTCATCGCGGGGCAAAAAGAACCCCGCCAGGTGGACTGTGGAGGTCCTAAACAGCGGGGCTAGTGGTTGAGTAGGTGTTGTAGTGCGTAGGCGGATTGTTTGCCGCCAATTCTCACTTGGACTCACACCACCAATCAGTGTGAGTGCTCTTCGTGGAGGGGTTGTAGTGGAGCGATTCGCGGTATTCAGTACCAGGACCGCAATGCTCACTATTATCATCGTGAGAATCTATGAAATAGAGCATCGTGGCAAAGCAGCCGATAAAAGATGCAGCACCAACTAGGAGAATAATTCCCCCGCCAGTCCAACTATCGTGAAATACCTCGAAACCATAAATGCAAATGAGCGCACTTCCAAAAAACCATGCTATGAGTGCCATCGCTGCGGCTGCCATGATGATGTATTCCATGCCTAGCTCCCTGCTATGAGTTTCAGCGCCCACAGGAGCGCATACACGGGGTGATTAGGGTCTGCTATGCCGCCGTCTGGGGTGTAGGCGGTGGAGAGGATATCAATGATGGTCTGCACGGTGGACTCCTCAGAATGGTGGTTGTTGGTCTTGGCCTGCCTGTGCGGGTTGTGACCACGCCCCACTAGCAGCGGTTTGTCCATTCTGCGCGGCGTTATCCCACGACTGCTGCGCCTGGCTGGGCTGCTGTTGTGGCGCGGCGGGGAGCGTGTAGTAGCGGTAGGCGTTGAACTCCACCTTGCTGCGCTTCTCCCCTTCTCGGGTCTCCCACGAGCGGGTAACCAACTTGCCGGTGACAGCTACCTGGTCACCCTTTTTCAAATCTGCAGCCATCTCAGCCCACGGGGTGGGATTCTGCTTATTGCCCGCCTCGTTCCAGATAGTCACGTCCAGGTACATGCTGCGAGTCTTTACCCACTGATTCTGTTCCTGGTCAAACCGCTTATCCGAGTTAGCAAGGGTGAAGTTCGTAACCGCAGCGCCCTGTGGTGTGAACCGCAACTCCGCGTTTCGTGTCAAGCCGCCGGTGAGGGTGATTACGTCAATCATTAGTTTTTCTCCTTGGGGAAGATGATGGGGGATACGGTGTGTAGCTTTGCTTTGGCTAGTCGCATGACTTCCTGCATTTCTGCGTCTGCGTCTGGTTGTGTGCGTCGCTCAATGACTTCATGCCAGGCGCGGAGGTTGCCGGTCACAACCATGCGGGTTTCCACAGCGTTTGGGAGGAAAACTCGGGCGGCTTCGCGTGCCTGCTTACATGAGAGACCTGCGGCGAGTAGTTTTTCGTCCGAGTCCTGGTAAAAATCCAACGCACCCTCTGCGTCCAGTTCAAGGTCATCTCTCAGCGATTGGCTGTTTCGCATGGCTGGCGGCATGACGATGTTTGCGTTGTTGGCGTTTATGAAGCGCTGCGATTCGACCGAGAATGATAGGTGTCGGTGGCGGGTTAGCTCGGTAAGGAAAGCACGGGACACGCCGGTGAAGTACAGGGTTGCGGTGGCGTGCTCGCTGATGCTCCAGTGGCCTAGGTCTCCTAGTGTGCGGCGCAGGTAGTCCGCATCGTTGTAGGTTGCCTGGTTGGGGCGGTGGAAGCTGCGGTAGCAATTACGCCCGGCCATGGTGAGCAGGGTTTCCGCATCCGTTGATGCGTCCTGAATGCTCATCCACTCACTGATTGCTTTCTCATCAATCTTAGTGTGAGCAAGCAGGCGAACCTGCGGGGTGACAATGTTGACCATTTATTGCTCCTGTAGTTCGTTCCAGCGGGTGCGTCCGAGGTCGAGGACTGCTTGGGGAACGTCTGCGTCTTGGCGGATTTCTTGCATGAAGCTGGTGACATCTTCCGGGCTGGTAAGCTCCGCCAAAGCGGCTTTCACGTCCTTAACGAACTGGTCATCTTCCGGTTCCGGCTGCGGTTCCTGCTTCTTCTTCGGCGCCGGGGCAGACAACGCCTGCCGCGCCACATCCTGACGAGTAGCAGTCGCGGCCACTGGGCCGGTGTTGAAGTTGCCGTTCTCTACCTCTTCGCGGGTGTAGTCCACACCACCCATAACCTCGTTACAAGCCTCACGGACGCATTCGGACACGGCACGATTCTTCAACATGAGTTCCGGGTTCTTCTTCCAGTGCCCCTTACCCCACAAACCATGCTGCTCAGCCTTGGCCTTGTCCCAGCGGATAGTGTGCTCAAAATCAGGGTCGTCATGGCGGATAATGGTGCAGGTGGCGGTCATGGTTTCCGGGTCGAAGGATTCGCGCAGAATGTGCTTCGCGGCGCGGACACGAGTACGCATGTACTTAGCAGAAAAGGTGGGCACGTTTCCGACGAAGTACAACTCCGACATGGTTACCCATGTGGATTCACCCATGGACTGTGCCAGCTCCTGGGCTACGAGCACGTTAGCGGGGTTGCCTTTGAACTTGTCTGGAATCATGTTCGCCTGAGACAAAATCTCCGCGTGCTTCATCTGCACCGACAGGTTGTCCTCAAAACTGTTAGTGGCGATTTCGTTGGTCATTTAGATGTTCCTTTCATCGTCGAATCGGTCGAGGGTGATTTCTGTGAGGGCGACGGCGGTTTCCTCATCAAGGTCGCGGGCGGTGAAGCACTCCATGAGGTAGATTGCTTGGCCGGCGAATGCGGTCAACGCTGCGTAGTTGGCGTCGGTGGCGGTGCGGGCCACCTCCAAACGCCGGTAGGGCATGTCACTGGGCTTGCTCATAGTTTCTGGCGCTCCTTATCTGCTTGGTCGTGGATTTGCTGGTAGAGGTCACGCATTTCTGGGAACGTGTCACCGTGGTCGCGCAGCCAGTCGAAGGCTTCGCACTGGGCTCTGTTTAGGGCGCGGTTCTTTGCTCCCTTGCTTGGTTCTGTGGTGTAGATGCTCATTAGTTGACGACCTTTGTTAGGCGGAGGCGGGTGGAGCCACGGCGTACTTTTGTGCAGTAGTCGCGGTACATGTCCGGGTGTTCGGACTTCATGGCCTTGGTGTCAAAAGTTGTGGTGTCCTTGGTGGTGGACACACTCACCTTGTAGCCGGCGTGAGTGCCCGCGTAGGAATCACCTAGCTTCTCTAGGAGCTGTTTGCGCTGCTGGTCGATGCGGCCTTTTAATTCGCGCATCTCATCCTCGCCGGCACCTATCTCGGCTACGAGGTCTTCTATCTCGTCGGCGTCCTCTAGGCTGGTGACCTCACCCATCCAGTCGGGCGTAGTACCGTCCAGCCACGCGAACCACTCATCCGCTACCCGTTTAAGGTGCTCAATACACTTCTCGTCTCGGGTGAGGATAAACGTGGTCTGCTCCCCCTCCTTGAATGGAGGATTGTTCTCAGGCGCATCCAGCCGCTCCTCTACCCGCAGAACGCAGGCTTGCGCGCCCGTATGCCAGAGATTCGCTTGGCACTGCAGGTAATAGCCATCGGGGACTTGTTCGTGCCACTTACCACCAGACAGTGCATGACCTCTAGTTTTGATTTCCCCAATCACTTCCCCATCCTCACTGAAAAGGTCTGGGGTACCACACAAGCGTTCATCGTCCGGGTTGATGATGATGGTCTGCGGATTTGAGTTATACCGCAGGCGCGTATCCGGCGAATCAAGCTCAACCGGAGTCTCACCTGCTTTCACAAGCAACGGGTTAAGACGTTCATTCCATTCTGGATCCAGCGTTGCCGCAATTAAAGGCTCTTGGGACGATCCCCACCTAGTGATGGCGTTTCCGGTGAAATTGTCGCCGAACGTCTTTTTCTCCCTAAGTGTTTTCCACGGAGATGCTTTCTGACTGTTTAGGTCCCTTAGCTCCGTTGAGGTGAGGTGCTGACGGCGGAACTCATGCCACTCATCATCATCCTTCGGCTTAAAAAGCTTCATTTCTTCCTCCTCCTTCTCCTAAGCCAAAGCACACGCCGCGCTGCACGCGCATGCCACGGACAAAACCGAAAACCAACGCCCAAACCATCAATCTCCCCACCTGGGACATGACAGCCCTCAAATAAACAAGGGCCGGGCAAATCAAACGCCCGACCCAAAAAATTCCAAGCATCATACTCAGACAAAAAAGAAATAAGACGCCCATCAAACTCCACCCAAAACCGACCACCATACTCAACAGGCTCAATCCCCTCCGGACCATGGCCTACATCCATACTGGCGGCACCGAAATAACCCAATGGAAGACAAATCCAACCAAACCACCGAAAAAGCCGGTCGCCCATGCGAACCGCATACGCTTGTCGGCGATGTCCTTCCAATACGCAACCTCCTTATAAGTAGGTTCGCGACGCTCTGGTCGTTTATTTGTGGTTTGGGTGTGCATTGCGGACTTTCCTTTCATGGGCTGCGATTTGGCCGGCAACACTGTTCGCACAACCAGCGAGATTCAAAATCTGTCGCCGGGTTTTCTCCGGCAAATGAGCACACCTGTAAATCATCTTCAGGCGAGTCTTAATATCAGTCATGTGGGTCTTCGCCTCAGCATGCGTAATCTGACGCATCATCTACCTCCAAATCATTACAAAAGTTCGATTAGTTCGTTGGAACATACGTTTTATAAAACCCATTGGTTCTCCCCCATCAGATATGCGTCGCACCATTCAGATTTGACGCGATACGTGCGCCCAGTCTTCACCGAGCGGAGTTCTTTACGACGCATGAGAACCCTCACTGTTTCCGGGTCCATGCTCATGTATTCAGCTGCCTCTTTGCTGGTCAGCCATCTGGTATAATTCAAAGTGTTCCTTTCAGGAGCCGATAGGGATTGCAAAAAGGCGGGACCCCGACGTGAAAGCCAAAAAGGGGGTCCCGCTTTTTCATGTATTGAGGGCTGGGTGCAGGCGAGGCTAGTGGTAATTACCGCAACCTTCACTTGAAGCTTCGTAGCTCCCCTCCCAGCCGGGGATTGGTCTCCATTCTTCTTTCATTTTGTTCTCTTTCTTCCCTCCCTATTTGGGAGAGCGTGCCGGTGTGTGGACTTGAACCACACGAGTGCCCTTACCGGCCTGTTATTTACGTCCTTAGTGGTTCCCTCCCGCTTACGGCGGGGTGCCTGCCTGTCGGCTTGGCCTAATACTTCACGGACACGTCACGTGGTTCTTAAGCCCAGTATCTTCTGTCAGGACAATCCACTTTTCAGTTCTCAATACAGCGTTTTTCGCCCTACCTAAACCCCTTCGGGTTTAAGTCACTTTGACGAAATTTCAGGGCATATTTGCCCCAGTGCCCGCGGAGAGACTCGAACTCCCCCGCCTGCCAGTCGGGCTAAAATAAACACATGGATTTAGGCAACTTATGGTCGATAATCACCGAGCCGGACATTTTCTTAACCGCTCTTTTCGGAGCCGGAGGCTTCTACCTAGGACTTAAGCAAGACCGCTACGCTCGCCAATACGACGGCGCACACCAAACCTCAATACAATTCCAACGCACAGGAGAGCACATACAACGCTCAACAGACCCCGAACCATATGAAGTCATACGAGTAACCATCTGCTACCGAGGATTCGACACCCTCCACGGAGTCAGAACTTCCCTGGTCTGGGAAAACGGCGCCCACTGGGACCTCTACCCCGAGACTCATCTTCATCCTGGAGAAACACTCGGCCCGAAGGATCTTGAAATACCGTGTAGCGACCTGGATAATGTGCATTTACATGTCGCATGGCAGACCCCACATCCCACCATTCGAGGTAACAGGCTCCGGTATCAAGCACTCCGGTTGAACCTGGCTCAAGAGGCTCAACAATGGCGATGGTATCCATTCGAAAACCTACGACGTCGTCGTCACCACCCCGCCGGAAAATGGAAGACCATCCACCATCAGCCATCCGACGAGAAAACCTTTCCAGGCTGGCCAAACGGCATGCCAACCAAGACCATAGACTGGTAAACATCAACAACACTCCTTTAAATACACTCGACCATTACCGCCTACACGCAGGGCTTTCTTCTATGCGGCATGTGCTTCACTTGATTTGGGGACACATCCCCAGAAAGCGAGGTGAGTAAGTTGGCTAAATCTGCCGGTAAAAGTTCAGGGAAGTCATTTAGAAGCGCCATCACAGGGCGTTTCGTAAAAGCTTCCACAGCTGCTCGACATCCAAAGACCACTGTTTCTGAGTCACGGTCTAAGAAATCGAAGTAGCTAATCCGCGTCCTGGTCTGCCATGTGGTAGTCCAGGGCGTTCTCTACAAGAGCTTCAATGACATCCGGCAAGATTTTGTATTCAATGTGAATACCTTCCGAAGCCCCATCAACGTCGATATTGATTCCCGATTCGTCGGGCGCAATGTTGAGCTTGCAAATTTTCGAAAACATCCCACTCACCTCCTTTATGCTGTGTAGTACTGGTCCCACACTTGCTGCATTAATGGGCGGTCTGCTTCGGTGTAGCCGTTGACCTGGCGCACCTGGCCATTAGACAAGGTCAGGTCGTACTTTTCAGGCTCACGACCCCTCTCCAGCGTGTACAGTGCCTTCATCCGCTTACCGAACATTGGGGCCACAGACTTCATCTTCTTGTTGGAAAGATTCTTCGACTTCAAAAAGTCCGCCGTGTACAAGGGGCGGGTTTCCGGGTCGAGCTCTGGGGCTTCACCAAGTCCACGAGCGAGTACAATCCGTGCCTTCGCCTCCAGGTGGTCAGGGTGAATAAGCCCCTTCGCCGCCTGACACAACTCCATCCGCATCTGAGACTCACGCATCAAAGCATTCAACTGATGCTCCTCAGCACGAGGATTAATCGCACCACCCTTATGGAAGTAGGCATCGAGGGCGTTAGCGGCTTCGAGCTGGTAGGCCTCAAGTGTTGGGCGTGCCGCTTCGGAGACGCGGTTGGTGTCGATGGTGGCCAGCCACATCGTGAGAGTACGACGATCAACCATGAACATTTCACGGTTCTTTCCGTCTGCTCCAACTGAGGTCATCATGACCCCGGTTGCCCATGACTTCTCATGGAGCTTGCGGCGCTGAGCCTTGCTGTCGATGCCGAGTGCGTCGCAGATTGGTCGCAGCACTGCCCATTCGGTGCCATCCTTCTGCACCGCCATGATGGGGTTAGAAGTTCCGGGAACTGGTATAGTGACAAGTTGATTATTCATTGTGATACACTCCTTTGTGAGTTGATTGTTTTTGGCTCGGTGTTCCAGCACCGGGCCTTTTCTTATGCGGCGGTTCGTCCAGTTGGGCGGCGGCGGAACCTTACTCGCTCCGTGGCCGCTTCTTCGCGTGTAGTGACGAATGCTGTTTCAAAGTCAACGGCGAAGTTGTTTAGGACTGAGCCGATGACGCGGCCGGTTGCCTCTTTCCCCGGCTGAATCCAGCGGGATGCGGTGGAGGGTGGTACGCCTAGTTTTTCGGCGAAGCGCGATAACGTGACGTACTTTTCAAGTTGTTCATCGACCCATTCCTGGCGCAGTCGAGTGGTGTCGATTACCTGCATGACCTGTCCTTTCGTGGGTGTAATTTCAGCACTGCAATTTGTTCTTGCGGCACTGGAATCAAGAATACACAGATTTTCTAGTCTTGCAAGTTTTTCTTGTTTTGCTGCAATGACTTGCTTTTTTGCTAGTCTGCAAAATACAATCAGGGCATGGAATCAACACGATGGTGGACGTACCTCAGCGAAGTGATGGGCGATGACACTGCCACAAAAGCCGCCAAGAAAACGGGAATCAGCGCATCAAATTTCACCCGCTGGAAGCAGGGTGCTAACGCAGACCCCGAGTTTGTTGTGAAGGTCGCTCGTGCCTACAAGGTGAACGTGCGAAGAGCGCTTGTAGAAGCGAACTTCATCACAGAGGAAGAGGCGGGGTTCATTAAAGAGCAACCAGGTCAAACTGAAGCTCACCTCTATGAATCCCTACAAAAACTCAAAAACATCATCGAGGAATCAGAGGGCGTGGTTAAAAGCATGTATGAAGAACGTCGCCGCCAAACCCCACATCTCACCCCCGTGTCCGACCCGTCTGGTTCACTGCATGATGACGATGATGGTGTTGTCCGCGAGTTTGACTACTCCCCCGACGAATACGCCGCCGACTCATCACCCAACGAGCAAGAAGAACGCGAAAAACGAGGAGAAGACCTAATTGACTGACCTAACTGGACGTAAACAACTTTTACAACAGCCTGGTCAAAGGCACTTGGAGGGCAAGAAATGTACTTGGTTCGACCCCTGCATAAAGCCTAGCTTGGCCAGCCTATTCACCCCTTGGGGCCAGCCATAGACGCACTGAAACCGGCTATCTCACCTATCAGGGTGAGAAGTCCGCCCCCTGGAGGACTTATCGCCGGTTTCACACTCATCATATCCTGAAAGTTGACTTTTAACAACGTACGGACATTAATGATTGAAGCTCTTATTCAGGCGGCTGAGGCCCGCGGCTACCGCATTAGGTGGCATCTTGGCGGTCCGAAAGCAGCATGGCTCCCCCACCGGTCCACCATCAGCCTGCGCGTAGGCATGGATGACACAACTACCCTGTGCTCTCTCGCCCACGAGTTGGGCCATGCGCATTATGGTGACCCGCCCGGCCACCACGGGGCACATGAGCTACGCGCCGACAGGTTCGCCGCCCGCCTCCTCATCAACCCGGCAGACTACGCCGCTACTGAAGCAATCTACGGACCACACCCCACCCTCCTCGCCGCAGAGCTAGGAGTCACAGTCAAAGTCCTCAAAACCTGGCAAACCATCTACGAAAGGAAACTAGCAGCATGAACACCACATACCAGCTACCCACCATCAATTCAGACTGGAGCAACGTACAAATTAACGGTGAGTACTACCACCGCGATGAAATACGCAAAGCCGCGTACACCTCGAACAGTGAAAGCGTGAGCGAATATTTCTTCAACGTCACCCTCGTCTGCGAACCTGACAACCCGTACTCGAAGTCGGGGAAGGCCATCTCAGTGCGCAACGGCAACGACATTCTGGGCTATATTCCCTCCGACGTAGCCAAAACTTACTACCCAGAAATTGCCCGCATCTGCGCAAGCGGAACCATTGCAGAAACAAATGCCCGGCTCTGGATTTCAGGTAACCTCTTTAGCCCTGACCCGCGAATGGAGCTATCAATCGCCCTCCTCGCCCCAGGTCTTAACGTTCCGCTAAACAACCCGCCGCTAGACGGATGGGGCCTAATCCCCTACGGAAAGCCGATTCAAGTCACAAAAGAATCGGACCACTTCGACATCTTGCAAGACTACGTCCCGGAATCAGGCAAGGGCCCACTGTTCGTCACATTGCACAAGGCTAATCTGGGCGTAAAGAAAGTCCGTGTAGGCGTGGAGGTTCGACTCGACGGGGAACGAATCGGTGAGCTCACGAAAGCCTCCAGCGAGAAACTGCTCCCCGCCATCGAGCACCTCAATGCACAAGGACTCGATGCCGTTTGCTACGCAACCATTCAAGGATCTGCCATTGCAGCAGAGGTTACCTTGCACCTTCTGCGGGCAAATGAGATGGACGACGAAAGCCTGAACCCAGAAGTAGCTCCACTCCCCCAACTCGTACCTTTCGAACCTGATCCAGACGACTACAACGTTCCGGATGCATACATCCCGCAGCGGGGCGATGCAGCAATCAAGCCATCCCCCGAAGAGAAGAGTTTCGAACACCAATCGTCTGCTTATGTAGATACTGCGGCATTAACCACTCCTGCCACAGGTGCGCCATGGGAGATGCTCCTAAACCCTGATGATTCTGAACGTGCCACGCCCTTCCAACGTGGATACGTACGTGGGCAAATCTGCCAACACTTCCCAGGTAACAAGGCGCCAAGGATCGACTACGCCACTGTCAACCAGTGCGCAAATATCTTGCGGTACTTCGACAAATCCCCGGCCCCATTGACGCAGCATGGCCGCGGCTCTAAGGCTCTGTGGTGGACGCTCATGGCGGTTGTTTTCTTCCTGGTGGCATTATTTTCAAATATCCCAGTTATTGGGCCGGTGATTGTGTTTATTTGGTTAGCAGTCATCATCCACCATTTTGTGACACGTCGTGGCTTGAAGGGGCCGTTCGGCAAGCAAACGTAGAACACAAAAAATGGCCACCCATTCACCCCGGCGACGTTGGAAATCAATGGGGTGAAGGGTGGCAGCAATCAGCACGAGAGGCCATGCGTTTTACAATCCGCATACCGCGCAGTCTAAGAAGCCGACCAGCGGAAACGCACTATATTAGCAGGTGAGCATATGCGCGCGCACCTATAGACCACACCAACCCAAAACACCCACACCCACAAACTAGTGAAACCAAGAAAGCACAGATAGGATATGAACCATGACGACTTTGAACCCCCGCAAGAAGCGCCGGGCGTTCCTCACGGGCCTCGGCAGCGTCCTGGACATCAACGGCCAGACGACCTTTCGACGAACCCATATTTTTTAAAAACCAGCGCCCAAGAGGAATTCTCGGCTAGACTCGCCACCACACCCTATAACTCAAATAGGATTTAGGAGCACCCCGTGGATTTTCTGGCTACCATGGCCTCGGTTTGTACAATCGCCACACTTTTTCTGGCCTTACTATCCAAAGCCTTCAAATCGGTAAGTTACAATGCTAAGCAACGCAGGCTCTCCGAAGAATTAGACTCGCTTCGCAAGGCAGAAGAATCTCTCCGACAACCCCATTCTTCGTTTACGAACGAATCTATTTACTGGGCCAGTCAGAAACAAATACGCGAAAATACAATTCGCTATATTGCACTCAAGGAGTACCCGAAAAGTCAGCTTGTTATCCCCATCGCTGTAGCAATACTTTCTTTTACAGTTACCGTTTGCTTCACTGGCTCGTTTCTTATAGAGGTAGAAAATTTTACCTTTAAACTCGACTACCTCGTGTGGGCTATTGAATGCGGTTTTGCTTGGGGGGTAATGTGTTTTTGCTTGGCAGCCATCGGGGAAAGGCAAATGTGCCTCGAAGATTACGCAAAGCAACTAAGGAATGGCTCTTTTCCCCTTGCTCCTCGGCAACCCCAGGACGGTGCACAGTTCTACGGTAAGAGTAGCTGGTACCGTTACAACCTCTCTTGGCTAGTATTTTCCGCTTTTTACACCATCGTATTCTTCTGCATATTCCTACCAACTGCCTCTATTAGCTCAAAGGAGTTTGGTTGGTACCACTGGCTAGGGTTAGCAGAATTTTTGGCTATCTGGTTTGTAGGGTCTGGAGCAGTAAATGCATTTTTAAAGTGGGTATACGAAAAGGATTTTACTCCTCAATATGCTGATTCCCCCGAGACAGCTGACGACCAAGAAACTACAGATTCAGAAAACACCAAAAAGAACGGCCAAAGCTCCGAAGAATAATGTATGCCTTCAATTAAACCCTATAAAACCGCTAAAGGGAGGGCGTGGCGTGTTCAGTACCGCTCCCCCGACGGCAGGAACCGTACGAAGCAGGGTTTCCGTACGAAGAACGAGGCGCAAGCATGGGCGGATAAAAATGCCACCACCATACGCGAAGGTGACTGGATTGACCCCAACGCCGGGAAAGTCACCGTCGGGGAATTAGGGGCACGGTGGCTAGAAATGCAAACCCACCTCAAACCATCCACCCTGCGGACAACTGAACAAACCTGGCGCATTCACGTCCAGCCACGCTGGGGGAACACGCCCATCAAGGCGGTGAGGGCCTCCGAGGTACAGCACTGGGTATCAAACACGGATCGTTCCGCATCAATCGTGAGGAAGAATCACGCGATGCTATCCCAAATCCTAGACATGGCGGTTCGAGACGGGATTGTGAAATCCAACCCGGCGAAAGGGGTGACCCTTCCGAGGAAGGCGAAGGCCAAGAAGGTGTATTTGAGTTGGGAGCAGCTTTCCGCGTTCGCCAACGAATGTGGAGATAATGCGCCTATCGTGTGGCTGCTAGGCACTGTGGGGCTTAGGTGGGGTGAACTGGCCGGCCTGCAGGTCCAGGATGTGGATGTTTTGCGGAGGCGTATTGCTGTGCGCAGGAATGCTGTGACTGTGGGGGCCGAGGTGAAGATAGGAACTCCGAAGACGCATGAGTCTCGGGTGGTGGCTGTCCCTCGGTTTGTGATGGATATGTTGGTGCCGCTAATGGATGGGAAGGCTCAGGATGCCTGGGTGTGGTGTAGGGCGGATGGGTCCCCGTTACGGGTGCCGTCGTCGAATACATGGTTCTATTGTGCGCTGAAGCGGTGCATGGAGAAGGACCCAGATTTTCCGCGTGTTACGCCGCATGGGCTTCGTCACGTGGCGGCAGGGTTGATGATTCACGCGGGGGCGAATGTCCTAGTTGTGTCTCGTCAACTTGGCCATGCAGACCCCTCAATGACACTGTCCGTCTACGCGGGACTATGGGAAAACGATTTGGACACAGTAGCTAACTCACTAGAAGGGTTGTTCCACGAGCAGCAGGACGGGAAAGCTCACCGCGTCGCTTCCGATTTACGACCAGGCTCACGTGAGAAGGCGTGATAGAGAACATTTCCGCAATCTGGGTCTGACTGTACTTGCCAGAAGCGTATGTCTTACGAATGAGGGCGATATCGAGGTCGGATAGCTTTGTCTGTGGGCGGTATTCTCCGTTTAGCGTTCTCCCCTTCTTTGCCATATCTGCATTGTTATCAGCCTTTGTACCGAGGAAAAGGTGTTTGGGGTTCACGCATTTAGGGTTGTCACACTTGTGGCAAACAGCTTGTTCGCTGGATGGTTCGCCGTAAGCCATAGACCAAGCGACCCGTGACGCTGTCTCGGGAAGATAGTTGCCTGATTTCGATTTGCGACCCGAGTTTATATGTCCGTACCCGTGACTGTTGAAGCTGCCGTTCCATTCCCAGCAGTCGTTGTCGGTGACGGTCCAGCCGGTGTTTTTGAAGCGCTCAAAGAGCGGGGTCTTGGGTCGTGGGGCTGCTTTGCTGAACTCTTCAAGCCTGCCGGCAATCCGCATTTGGCTGTAGTGGGTGCTGCAAAGTCCGCGTGCTTGGATTTTGCGTCCGCAATTATCAAATGAACATGTACCCTTGGGCATGTCGAATCTCCTATTCAGGTTCGGCCGTACACCCGGATGGTTGCCGCCATCGCGGGTGCTTTTACTTATTCAAGTATACCCCCTTTCGGATGCAGTGGGATTGTCGTGGAAAGGGGCTTAAGTATGGTGTTTATGCTGGGTAAATGGGGTTTGTGTCGCGGGTTCGAATCCTGCTGGGGGCACTTTTGAGAAACCCCCTTCTACCGGCGAATATGCTGGTGGGAGGGGGTTTTTACGTTTTGGCCTATACCGTGGAATACGGTGGTTTACAGTCGTTTGCTGTCCCGCATGTCGTGGAATTGCATGGCCGTTTTTGCCCCCAAAACAATACGTCAAAACCGCTTCCACCAGTAACTTCCCCAAGACATAAAAATGACTCCGAGCCGAAAATCGACCCGGAGTCATCTCCCCCGAACGGCAGCTGCCACCAAGAAGTATAGCACACTATAATAGAACTAGACATCTAAAAATAGCCGAATAATTTGGGGGAAGTAATGGCAGGACGCGGTCCCGCACCAAAGAATCCAAAATCCCGTGCGAGAAGAAACCAACAAAACATCGAACAACGCGAAATCGTTGTCACCTTCGTACCGCAGCCTAAACTCACCGACATCTACGGCCCCACCAACCCAGCCACAGACGAGGCCTGGACACACCAGACCCTGCAATTTTGGGACACCCTCGCGGAATTCCCGCCCCTGAAGACTCAAGGCCTCCAAGAAACTCAGTGGCTTGATTTAGCGCGCACCATGATTCTTGATGACGCCTACAACCGCGGAGACACCAAACTAGGTCCCGAACGCCGCCTACAACTCGCCCAATACGGCATTACACCTGACAGCCTTGCCCGCCACCGCATCACCATGGCCACCGCAGACGAAGCTGAAGACAAGCGCCGCGCTTCCCGCGCTGCAGCGGACGTACGCGGCCGCTACCGCAGCCTGAAGGCGGTGGACTAAACCTATGCCATTCAAGCCCCGAGAACCTGGAGAATTCCCCTCGCTCGGCTGGGAATGCCTCGCCTGGATTGAAGAAAATCTCGCCCAGCCAGACTGCGCCGAATACCAGCCGCTTATCCTCACCCCTGACCAAGCAAACTTCCTCATCCACTACTACCGACTCGACCCAGAGACCGGGCAGCGCCTATACACACGTGGCATTTTCTCCCGCCCGAAAGGCTCCGGCAAGTCTCCACTGATGGGTGCAATTGGTGCTCTCGAAGCACTAGGGCCGGTGTGCTTCGGCGGGTGGGATGCCGCCGGCCAGCCGGTCGGTGTGCCGTGGTCAGAGTTTGTCACTCCTCGCGTACAGTTTGCCGCCGTGAATGAAGACCAGTCCAAAAATGCCTATGGACCACTGCTAGAGATGCTGCGCGATGGGCCGGTCATCGATAACTATGACATTGACCCTATGGAGACGTTTATCGCGCTGCCCCGCGGCCGCATTGAGTTCATCACCTCTGGTGCTCTATCGAAGGAAGGCGGCCGGCCGGTGTGGGCGGCACTGGACCAGACGGAGGCGTGGACGAAGTCTAATGGTGGAGTAGCGCTGGCGGATACTCTGCGTCGTAACCTTGGTAAGGTTGGTGGGCATTCGATTGAGACGCCGAATGCTTTCCGCCCTGGCTCCGGCTCGGTAGCGGAGAAGACGTTTCAGGCAGTGGAGTTAGAGAATCAGGGCCGGTTGAAGCGCAGCACGATTCTTGTGGACCATCGTGAAGCCCCGTCGGATACGGACTTAGCTGACCACGATTCGCTCTACCGCGGTCTGGTGCATGCTTATGGTGATTCTGCCCGGGACAATGGTGGCTGGGTGGATATTGAGCGCATCATTACCGAGATTTGGGACCCGTCGACTGACCCTTCTGATGCGCGACAGTTCTACCTCAATCAAATCGTCTCCTCGTCTGATTCGTTCCTCTCCCACCTCGAGGTTGATGCGATTGAGGATAGGGATAAGGCTGTACAGCCAGGCGATAAGGTGGTGCTGGGTTTTGATGGTTCTAGGGGTCGTGTGCGTGGTAATGCGGATGCAACCGCGCTAATTGGCATGCGCGTAACAGACGGGCACCTGTTCGAGATTGCGGTGTGGCAGTCAAAGACGCCCCGCGACCCGGACTGGGAACCGGACACACGCCAGGTAGATGCAGTCGTGCGTGACTGTTTTTCTCGTTACCGTGTCGTGGGCATGTACTGTGACCCGTCCGGCTGGACTGAGCATGTTTCAGCGTGGGAAGCAGAATTCGCCCCGAAGCTAAAGGTTAAGGCCACCTCGTCGCATCCGTTGATGGCGTGGCCGCGGGGTAAAAGCGCCGCGGTGTATCAATCATTAAGTGAGTTTCGGCAGGCGGTGGTCAACCGGGATATTACCTACGATGGCGGCCCGTATTTGCGCGCTCATCTTCTGAATGCCAAACGTAGGGAAACGCGGACCGGATATTTGCTTTATAAGTCGTCACCGGAGTCTGCTGATAAAATTGACGCAGCGTATGCAGCAGTCATGGCCTATAAGTGCTACTTGGATGCTGTGTCTCGAGGGGTGTCAAAGCCGAAGAAGAAGAGGGGGTCATTCGTTTTATGATTCGGGGGCTAACACACAATGAAGAAGACATTCTAGGTGTATTAACGACTGAGGTCACAGGACACCAGCAGGGTAATAAGCAGCTGGCGTCATACTATGATGGAACGCATCGTGTGCAGCGCATTGGCGTGGCTGTGCCTCGTACATTGTCGGATATTGGGGTTGTTTCCGGATGGCCGGCAACCGTGGTGGATACCTACGGTGATTTGCTACGCATGGATGGGTTTATCTCACCGGACTATGGCGAGGAGATGCGTCTGGTGACTCGTCGTTTTAATGTTCCGCTCCGCGTGTCGGAAGCTATTTTGGACATGTTGATTTTTGGGCTGGGTCTACTAGCTATAGAGCCCGACCCACACGGCGTATTCCGCCTGCGGTCAGTATCGCCCTTATCTGGCTCACTGCTGTGGGATGACGCCACAAACGGGCCAGTAGCCGGGTACCGCCGCTCTGGGGTTAATTCCGACGGCGTGTATCGCGAGGTACTCTACCTGCAGGGCGAAGTCATCGTTATTTCCAAAGACTCAACCGACATGGGCACGGTGCGCTCAGTGGAGCGATTCGACGTTCCTGGAGGCGGGTTCCCGATGTTCCGCCTGCGCAATCGCCTGCGCACTTCGCATTGGTCTGGACAATCAGAAATAACACCAGCCGTGCGGTATCTTACCGACGCTGCCGCCCGTACTTTGGAAAACATGGAGTACAATTCCGAGTTTTATGCTTCTCCTCAACGCTGGGCCACCGGCGCCTCACCTGAGGATTTCGGCTACGACCCGGAAGGCATGACGGAGTTCGACCGCGTTGAAATGGGCTGGCGTACCTCTATCGGCAAGATGCTTGTCATCAATGGCGATGAGGACGACCCCAAGCAGCCCAGCGTCGGACAATTCGCGTCGTCTCCTCCTACTCCATTTATCGAGCAGGTACGTGCCTATTCTCAGCTGATTGCTTCTGAGTCAAAGATTCCTGCACAGTATTTTGGTTTCATGACGGAGAACCCACCCTCGGGCGATTCGATTCGCGTGTGGAAAGAGCAACTGATTCGCGCATCTGAAATTAAGACGGAGTTAATGAATCCAGACCTGCTGGAGATGGCTCGCGTACTCGTGCAGATTTCCGACTTCGACCAGGACGTCGACATTGAGGGCCTCGTCGACGGGCTCGAGGTGGATTGGCGTGACCCGGCTACTGCGTCCAAGGCGGCTGATGCTGATTGGGCTCTAAAGCTACTGACTTCTGGAGTACTCGCACCTGATTCCGAAGTACTGCTGAAGAACCTGCACTTTTCAGCCGCCGACCGACTCCAAATCGAGCAAGAAAACCGCAGCAAACGACTCTCCCAGCTGGCACAGGTACTCCAAGCCTCGACATCACAAGACCAAGAAAATACCGAAACTCCACCCCAAAACTCCGACCAGGTGGCACCGTCACCGCGTGAAAACGCCAGCGACGACGCCAGGGAGGCTCGCTAAATGAACGCGGTAGACCCACAACGGCCTTGGTCCTCGATTACACCCGTCGTCGACTCTATCGCCCGCCAGGCTATTGCGGACCTCAATTCACGCGCCCTCGTGATACCGGACTTGACGGCGGACCCTTACCGACAAAAAGAGTTGTTACGGCAAATGGTGCGCGAAACCATTGACTCCTACGGCACCGCCGTCTCCGACGCCACGATGGCGTGGTTAGAAGAACAGGAAGACTACATGGGGATGCGGCCGGTGGAGTGGAAGCCTCGTCGGGTGGATTCTCACCAGGTTGAGGCGCGTATGGCGCATGATTTCGCACCGCTGTTTTTCGAGGAGCAGGGTTATAATCGGACGTTGAATTCGATGGGGTTTATCGTCGCCGATGAGTTGTATTCCCGTCAGCGGAAGAATGCAGAGCATACGGCCTGGAAGGGTGGGGGTTCGTGGGCTCGTGTTGCGCATCCTGGGGCGTGTGCTTTTTGCACCCTTTTGGCCTCGCGCGGGTTTGATTACACGTCCCGTTCTGCTGCTGGTGGTGGTTATTCCGGTGCTCACTTTCATGACCATTGCCGGTGCCTTGTGATATGCCGTAAGCGCGGCCATGTTGAGCTTCCAGAATCGACGATTAGAGCGCAAAAGATTTATAAGAAAGCTCACGATGAAGTCGGTAGTACGGAGCCGGATGTTTTGTTGCGGGCGATGCGTCAGGTGGGTGACCTGAGTAAATGAACGTGTGTGCTATTATTTTGGGTGGTTACGGTTTGTATCCGGAAGGGATGAATGAGGCCGTAGTCCACAAACTGAACATTTAGGGGGACGCTGTGTCGCACGAGGACGCAAACGCTGAAAATTCCGAAAAGGAAACCACCATCCAGGATTCCGCAACCAACGCCGCAAAGGCGGAAACCGAAACCGCATCAACTGACTACCGTAAAAAGTACGAAGACATGCGGGCCCACTCTCGCACGTGGGAAAACCGGGCGGAAAAATCGTTAGCGCAAGTTGAGCAACTTACCGCAGATAAAGAGGAACTCGAGTCCACGATTAAAGACCTACAATCCGAGCTTTCAACAGCACATAGCCAAGTTGAAGATGCTCAGCATAATCGTGATTTGATTATCCACATTGCGGCACTCGGCGGCGACGTAGAGCAATTATTCGACTCGAAAAGCTTCTGCGCAGCCGTCGATAAGCTCGACGCTGACGATGACGATTACGAATCCACGCTTAAAGACCTCATCGGCAAGCACTCCCCCGCCGCCCCTTCACCGTCGCGGCTTACCTGGGAATCTCCGAATCAGGGCATTTCTCGGGGTGAGGAGCTGTGGCAGCGGCGCCAACAGCGCCAGGGGGCGTAGTCCACATTCATCACATCATCGGGGGATATTATGCACTTTCGGCCAGAATTTGACCATTACTCTCCCAGCGACCTGTCGTGGCTGGGCTCTCGCCACGCAGTAGACAACGCCGAAACCGGCACGCTGGGCGAAAAGACTACCCATATTCGCACGTCCGTCCTGCCCTCTGGCACCGCCTTGCACCGCGAAGGCGACTACTGGGTACCAGTGACGTCAAAGACGCAGTCCGTGGACGGGTTTCTGCTGACGGACCAGGACAACAATCCAGGCGAGGTTGTGCCGATTGTCTGGCATGGCCGTGTTCGCGTTGACCGTCTTCCGGATTCCAACAACCGCGTGAACATCGCAGATTGCGACCATGCAGAGTTCACATTCGTGCACGAACCGCACGGTTCCTTGTGGAATGAAGATGGTTCCACCAACTTCGATGCCATCGGCGACGTACGGGAGGATTAATTATGGGTTCTACGCACATTTGGAACGAGGTCCTCTCGCCTGAGGACCTGACTATCTACGCAAACCACTACCTGAACGACCTGCAGACCGCCGGCGGCTCCCTGTCAGCTTACTTCCCCGACCAGATCATCAACGACATGTTCTTTAGCTGGATGACCGAGCAGGACACCAGCCGCCTGGCAGAGGTGCGCTCTGCAGACGCTGAGACGCCGATTGGTTCTATGGGCGGCGGTCATAAGGCCATGATGCAGATGCCTCTGATTGGTCAGAAGGTCCGCATCAACGAGATGGACCAGCTGCGTAGCTTCCGCCAGGGTGATTCTCGCTTCCAGGAAGATGACATGACCAAGGCCACCGAGACGGTTGTGCGCGCAGTTGCTAACCGTGTCGAGGTCGCCCGCGGTGACGTTCTCACTACTGGCCGTGTGCGCTATTCGGAGAACGGCGCCATCGTTGACGCCGGCATTGGCCGCGATGAAGAATTTGAGGTCACCCCGAAGAAGCACTGGGATGACCAAGACTCCGGAGCCTTAGAAGACATCATTTCATGGGCTATGGACTATGAGGATGCCAACGGTACTAAGCCGGGCACCATTATTGCTTCTCCAAAGGTTATCCAGAAGCTGCAGACGAATAAGCAGTTCCGCGATGCGGCCAACACTACGGGCGAATTGGCGCGCGTATCGTCTGGCGCTATCAACGCCGTGCTGCAGGACCAAGGCCTTCCGGGGATTACGTCGTATTCTCGTTCGGTGCGTGATGGTAAGGCTGCTCGCCGCATTCTCGATGAGAATACGTTGTACTTCCTTCCGCCGGAGACTCAGTCTGGTCTTTTGGGCTATACCGTGTGGGGCCAGACGGTGGAGATGCATTCGCCGGAGTACAACCTGTCTGGTGCAGGCCAGATTGCGGTCGGCGCGTGGCGTGAAAACGACCCGATGGCCTATTGGGTGCGCGCTAACTGTGCTGTGCAGCCCATTTTGACGAATCCGAATATGGCCATGGTGGCCCACGTGGTTAAGCCGGGGCCGTCGAAGAAGACTGGCCGCGGCGCTAAGTAGTTCAGTTACTCTTTGGGGGTTCATGTGGACGCGTACTGCACGATTGACGACGTTACTGACCGTTTAACCATTGAGCCGGATAAGGACGATAAACGTCTTATTGTGGCGATGGTGGAAGAGGCGACTGTCGCTGTTGATGCTTACTTGGGTAAGCACTTTGATAGGTCAGTTCCGGCGGCGGTTCGTGTGGTGTGCGCTCGTGTGGCTGCTCGAGCTGTGTCTCGTGGCTTGTCGTCTGCTCCTGTGGGGGCTGAGTCTCAGTCGTTTACTGCGGGTCCGTTTTCGACGAGTCAGAATTTTGGGTCGAATTCGAATGCCGGCGGTGTTTTTCTAACGGCTGAGGATAAGCGCATGTTGCGTTCGGTTGGGGGTGGTCGTCGTGGCGCGTTCACGGTCTCACTCTACTAAGTCGGGGTATCCGCTTCCTTTCCGCGTGCAGGTTCGCCGGCGTGTGGATTCTAGGGAGGATTCTTTCGGTAATCCGGTAACCAGGTGGGGTAAGCCTCGGACTGTGCGGGTTGCTGGTTGGTCTATTGATCAGTCTGCCGAGCATGGTCCGGATGATAAGGATATTCGTCGTGTGGATTGGGCTGGGGCGTTGTTTGCGATTCCTGGTGATGTATCTGCCGGTGATGTCATCCACTTGGGTGGTGTGGATTTCGTGATTGCCGATGGTGGTCATGATTTCACGCACGGACCGTGGTGGGACCCGGGTTTGGCGGAGTACAAGCTGCGCATTTTGAGGGGGTTGAGCGTGGCTGACAGCTTTAAGTTCAAGATGAATCACCAGTTTTTTAATCGCGTGCTCAAGGAATCATCGGAGACTAAGCATCTGGTTGATAACAAAGCCGAGGAGTTCCGGTCGAAGGTCGGCGAACACTACGTCGTCAAGGAAGCGGAACCTGGTCATCGTAGGTGGCGTGCGCTTATCGTGCCGACTCCGTATGACTGGGAGGCCTACGGTCACGAGAAAAAGCATAATGCTTTGCAAAAGGCCGTAGGTACCTACCCAGTCGCGTCGAAGTCACCGAAGAAGGGGGCTTAAGTGATGCGGCATCCGTCTGCGATTGTTGTTTCTTGTTTGAAACGCTGGTTTCAAGGCTCAGAGTTTGATGGGGTGTATGTGGCAACGAAGGTTCCAGATAAGTTATCTGGGCCGATGGTTCGTGTCGATGCTGCTGCCCCTAGCCGGGAAACGCCGGTGACTGACCGTACTCGGATTATGTTTCAGGCTTACGGCACAGATGATGAGTACTGTGTGGACCTCTTGTCTGCTTGTTTAGAAGGCATGGAGGTCTCCTATCGCGCGGAGGGGGATATTTTGGATTGGGATACTGATACCGACCCGTATATTTTCCCTGACCCAGATAGACCATCTGCAATGCGGTGGCAGGCTGGTGGCACATTGTGGACAGCGTTAAGTTAAGTATTTTTCATGTATAATATGTGGTAACTGCCCTGCTTGGGGTGGTTACTCGGGGTAAAAAAATTTGGGGGAATTCGCATGTCACGTATGCGACAAAATATCGTTGTCGGCGCGCCCGAGGTCAAAAGCGGCGGCGCCGCATGGATTGGCATGGCGGGCATCAACCCGCTACAGACGCCACACTCTGCTTCTGTCAGGGTGGCTGCACTTCCAGCAGTCAACAAGTTCAGCCCGGCTGGCTATATCAGCGAGGACGGACTAACCAAGACTGTCGACCGTGACACGGAGAAAGTCATGGACTGGGATGGCGACACCATGGCAGTGCTGCAGTCCAACCACTCGGTGCAAATCAAGTGCAAGTTCCACGAGATTGTCAATTCTCATGTGGCTACTGCTGTTATGGGCGAAGGCAACTTCCGTTCCCGTCATGATGGACGAGCAGTCCAGATGATTGACAACGCTACGGAGACTCCCTATCGCTCATTCATCTTTGACATTCACGGCGGCGAAGACCTGAAGGGACGCTTGTTCATCCCGAATGGTCGCGTCACTGAGCTCGACGACCAGGTGTTCTCGCGAGGAGAAGTCGTAGGCTTTGATGCCACGATTGAGTGCTTCCCGGATGAAAAGGGAAACAACCTCTACACCTACATTGACCGCCGCAACGTTAAGAAGGATGATGATGACCGCTTCCCAGATGATGGGCTACCGGTTGTATCCCTGGCAGAAATTGAAGATATTGTGCGCAATGCCCTCGATGGTCTGCCAATCTCGCCGGATTTGGTTGCGGGTCTTTTCTACTCGCTCATTGACGGTAAGGGCGGCCTGGACTTGGAGTTCATCGACAAGCTGGCCCGGCACTTAGCGCCGCTCGATGGTGTAGACGATGTGCTACAGCTGTTGTCTGACTTGGTTCAAGGCAAGGACGCCACCACGCTGATTAAGGACGTGGAAGCACTACCGTTTACTCCGCTGAATCGTCACAATCGTTGGGCCCAAGCAGTTGTAGACCTGCTAACCGGCGCTGGCGGGCGTCAGACTATCGATGACCTGACCGGCGGCATCATCTAACCAATCTTCGGGGAATTTTTCGAAACTATTTTTGGGGGTATATTTCATGGCTGATAAGGATAGCCTACTTTCTCAAATCACTAACTCCATCCGCGACCTGCAGCAGGAAGGCGGAGT